GTTCGGCCTGGCCAACACCGCCTGGTTCATCCGCCTGATGAAACGCGGCACCCCGCCGGAGCAAATCGCCGGCTATTGCGTGCCGGATCCGCGCGATAGCCGCCGGGACGGCGTGTTCCGGGCGCTCCAATATGCCGCGTCGGTGCCGGACTCGGCGCTGCCGGAGAACATCCGCACCGCCCTGCGCCCATGACGCAACGTGCCTATGCGGAACACGCCGGCCTGAGCCACGGCTACGTGAACTACCTGATGAAGAAGGGCATGCCGATGGACAGCCCGGAGGTGGCGGACGCCTGGCGGGCGCAGAACATCAAGGCCAAGAACATCCGCCGCGTGACCGACCCGGCGCCTGAGGAAGGCCCCGTCCCGGAGCAGGAAGGGCCCTACCGGCCCGCGGAGGCCTCCAACCCCATCGACACCGCCACCGCGGCCACCGACTCGCCAGAAGGCGCCTACGAGCGCCAGCGACAGATCGAGCGGGCGGCCTACGATCTGGCGGTGCAGGCGCTGCGGCAGCGTCGGGCTGATGCTGGGCGCCTCGTGGCGATCCATGCGGCGGCGGCAAAGAACCTGACCAGCGCCCGGGACGAGGTGACCAACCAGGCCGAGCGCGAGCGCCGGCTGGTCTCCGGCGACTGGGTGAAGCGGGTGATGCAGGAGCACGATGGGGCGGTGGCCTCCCTTCTGAAGGCCATGCCGAAGCAGTTATCCGGGCGCATCGCACCGCATGACCCGGAGCACGCCGAGCGGGAGCTGACCCGCTGGGTGCAGGAGGTGGCGCTGAAGACCCTTCACCAGACCGACCCATGGAAATGACCTACCAGCTCCACCTGGGCGATTGCCTCGAGGTGCTCGCCGGCCTGCCCGACAACTCGGTCGACAGCATCGTCACCGACCCGCCCTACGGCCTGTCGTTCATGGGCAAGCGCTGGGATTACGACGTGCCCAGCGTGGCCATCTGGGAGCAATGCCTCCGGGTGCTGAAGCCCGGCGGTCACCTGCTGGCCTTCGCCGGCACCAGGACGCAGCACCGCATGGCGGTCAGGATCGAGGACGCCGGCTTCGAGATCCGGGATATGATCGCCTGGGTGTATGGCTCCGGATTCCCGAAGTCGCTGGATGTGTCGAAGGCGATTGACCGAATGGACTCCAGCCAGGAGCAGGAGAGGCGCCGCCTGCGCTTCACTTCCTGGGTTCGATCTCAGGGCGTTACCTCAAGACAGATTGACGAAGCGACCGGGACAAACATGGGCGGCCATTACACCACCGCTTCAAGTCAGCCCGCAATCATGACGCGGGAGCATCTCGAAGCATGTCGCCATCTGTTCCACAACGTTCCGGAATGGGTGGAACGCGAAACGGACGTCCGCAGCATCGAAAGCCAAAACATGGCCAATCGGCAGGTCATTGGATCCAAACCGTCAAGCCTTGGTGGAACGGTTGCGGCAGGTGATAGAAATCAGGAGATCATTCAAAGCCACAAAAACAAAATTGTACCAATCACCGCTCCCGCCACACCCGCCGCCCGTGAATGGTCCGGCTGGGGCACCGCCCTCAAGCCTGCCTTGGAACCGATCACCATGGCCCGGAAGCCGCTGATCGGAACGGTGGCCGAGAACGTCCTCACCCATGGCACCGGGGCGATCAATGTCGATGGGTGCAGGGTTGGGGATGAAGTGCGGGTCAATTCAAGCGCCGGAAACAAAGACTTGGAAAACCGGAAAACGGTCACACCGATCTCCAGCCACAAAGAGACAGCCGGACGAGAATGCATCGGCCGCTGGCCTGCCAACCTGATCCACGACGGCAGCAACGAGGCCTGCCTGGCGCTCAAGTCCGGCGCCCGATTCTTCTACAGCGCCAAGACCGGCAAGGACGACCGCGAGACCGACAACAACCACCCGACCGTCAAGCCGACCACCCTGATGGCCTACCTTTGTCGGCTTGTGACGCCACCCGGAGGCACCGTGCTCGATCCGTTCATGGGCTCCGGTTCGACCGGAAAGGCGGCCACGGTCAACGGCTTCCGGTTCATCGGGATCGAACGGGATCCGGCCTATCACAAGATCGCCGAAGCCCGGATCTCCAACCAACACCAAGGCCGCCTTCTATGACCCTGACCGACCTGCAGCGCTCCCTCCTGGACTACCGCCGCAACCTCTACCGGCCGACCCCGCAGCAGACGGTGGTCGAATGGTCCGAGGCCAACCTCAAGCTGACCGCGCGGCAGACCGAGCACCCGGGGCCGTTCTCCACATCGGTGCGCCCCTACACCCGGGAGCCGATGGAGGACTGGAAGAACCCGTCGGTCTCCGAGGTGACGCTGTGCTGGGGTTCGCAGACATCGAAAACCACGACCCTGATGGCCGGCCTGGCCTGGCTGATCGCCAACGAGCCGAGCCCGGCCCTGTGGCTGATGCCGTCTGAGAATCTCGCCCGTAGCTTTTCGAAGTCCCGATGGATGCCGATGCTCGAGGACAGCCCGGCCATGCTTGAGTGCTTCCCGGCTGAGTCTGATAAAATCACCAACCTCGAGCAGAACTTCACCCGGTCGACCCTGACCTTTGTCGGATCCAACAGCCCAGCCAACCTAGCCTCCCGACCCGTCCGGGTGCTGATCGCCGACGAGGTGGACAAGTTTGCCGAGGCGACGGCCAAGGAGGCCGACGCCCTCGACCTGGCCGAGCAGCGTCTCAAGTCGTTCTCCAGCTCGAAGGCCTTCATGACCTCGACACCCACCGTCGTCGAGGGCCGGATCTGGCAGCGATTCCTCCGCGGCGACCAGCGCCGGTTCTACATCCCGTGCCCCCATTGCCGGGAGCCGATCAAGCTGCTGTGGCCGCAGGTGACCTGGGAAGACGCCAGGACCGAGGACGGCAAGCCCGACCTGGCCAAGATCCGGGCCTCGGCGCACTACGTCTGCCAGCTTTGCCAGGGGCGCATCACCGACGCGCACAAGGTGGCCGCCCTGCGCCACGGGCAATGGATCCCGGAGAACACCGGGGCGCTGCCTGGCGTCCGGTCTTACCACCTGTCCAGCCTCTACAGCCCGGACCGCAAGTGCACCTGGGGGCATCTGGCGGTCTCTTTCTTGGAGGCCAAGGCCTCCATGGCCGGCCTGCAGGGCTTCATCAACGGCACCTTGGCGGAGCCCTGGGAGCAGCAGGACGTCCAGCAGGACCGGACCGAGACCGCCCAGATCGTCCGGGTGGACGGCGGGCGCCGTTACCTGACCGCGGACGTGCAGGCGGTGGCGCCGTTCCTCTGGTGGGTTTGCCGGGAATGGAAGGATGGGCACAGCACCCTGGTGGCCGCCGGCCATGCCGACGACTTCGCCGCCCTCCGGCGGGTGCAGGTGAAGCTCGAGGTGCACGACATGGATGTCGGGATCGACTCCGGGTTCAACACCCAGACGGTCTACGATGCCTGCGCCGGCTATTCGACCGTCACATCCAACCCGGTCACCTTCCCTTGTGGCCTTCGGTATCCGCCGGAGGGCGGACTCCGGAAGCCCATGGTCATCGGCTGGATGCCGCTCAAGGGCCGGGAGGTGGGCGCCCGGTTCACGACAAAGTCCGGGGCGGTTCACCCGTTCGGCATCTCGACCTCCTCCTCGATGCGTACCGATGTGGTGCAGCCGCTCCTGGTCTTCGACACCGAGCACCTCCGGGAGATGCTTTCCCGGCTTCGGAAGGGCGACATCGACCGGGAGTGGGGCATCTCGGAGCCGCCGGCCGAATGGCAGGTCGACGGCGCCTACCTAGCCGAGCCCGACCTTTACTGGCGGCATCTCGACTCCCATCTGCTGCGGCCTCAAGCCAACCGCGCGGGCCGGATCAAGCACGTCTGGACGAAGCGGAACCAGAAGTGGCCGGACCACCTGCACGACTGCGAAATCATGCAGCTCGCCATGGTGATGCTGTGGAATGACCTGATCCCGCAGGAATCCACAACAAGCGCTTGATCTCTGCGGGTCCACCAATATGGTCCGCGCCGTGTTCACGTACACCGTGGCCATCAAGCGGGCCTATCTCCGCAGCGTCTACAGCGCCCTCGGGGGCGCCACGCTGCTGGCCGCCCTGACGGCCAAGGTGATCGCCGCGGCCTCGACCATCGAGTCCGGGCAGGTGGTCCGGTCGACGTCTTCCTCGGATGTCTCGGTGGAGTTCGCCGAGCCCGGCAAAGGAGCCCCGACCCCGTCCGAAATGGTCGAGATGTGGGAATCGCTGATCGGCGACTACGATCTCGCCGTCGAGCTGCTCAACCAGGACGGCATCTCCAGCCCGACCGACGCGCAGATCTTCGCCAAATTGATGGCGGAGGTGCTGGTCGCCGTCACCTCCTACGGCGGCGACTTCTCCAACTTCCGCCGCGAGGGAACCATCCGCACCGGAATGACCTGATGGGCCTGATCACCAACATCCTGTCGAAGTTCCGCTCGGCGCCCGTCGACCGCTACGAGGGCGCGACCAACAGCATTCGCCGGTCGTTCCTGGACACCTCCTACACCTCGGTCCGGTTCGACGTCACCTCCTCGACCCGGCAGCAGATCGTCCGGAAGTCCCGATTCTTCGAGCAGAACAACGCGGTGATGAACCGACTGGGCGACCTGTTCGAGAACTACACGGTCGGCAGCAACTTCTCGGTGCAGCCCGCCAGCTCGAATCCGGACTGGAACCTGCGGGCGAAGCGCTGGTGGGATCTCTGGTGCCGTTTCCCGGACATCGGCTCCCGGCAATCGTTCGGGACCCTGATGTCGCTGGCGGCCCGGGGCTGGTTCTACGACGGCGAGTCTTTCATCCTGCTGACCCGCGGCGAGTCCGGGCGGCCCCGGCTGCAGCTCATCGAGCCGCAGCAGGTGGCCACCCCTACCGGCCAGGAAGGTCAACCCGACATCTTCGACGGCGTCCGGTTCGACCCCAAGACCGGCCGGGCGCTTGCCTATTACATCGGCCAGGAGCAGCAGCAGGGGCAACTCAGCGACATCCGGTCGATTTCCTCGGACTCGATCATCCACATCTTCGAGGCCCAGCGGGCCGGCCAGCTCCGCGGGCTGCCTTTCGTCGCCTGCGTCATCAACGACCTGCACGACCTCGACGACCTGCAGCGCCTCGAGATGGAGTCTTGCAAGCTGGCCTCCAGCGTGGCCCAGATCATCAAGACCAGCTCGGGCGAGGTGCAGGCCACCAGCCTCCGGTCTGGCGTGGCCGGCAGCCAAGGCACCGCCCAGACCTACTACGAGAACATCTTCGGATCGACGGTCAAGGTG